TATCCTGGTGAATTGATAACCATTATAGATAAAGGAAACGACCCACATAATCGTTTACCTGAAGAAGTAATGACTGGCATGTTAGGTGCTGGTGGTTGGAGTGATGGTAAATTAACATACCATACTGCTATTGGTGGACAATTAGCTAAATATTGTGGTGAAGAGAAAGCAATGGAATTGATGAAACAAGTAGTAGATAACTTTACTCGTTTTCATCCTAAACCAGAAGAAATATTCATGTCTGATCCACAGGAAGAACCTGAATTTATTAAACCATACTTTGGTTTGAGAATGTTCCCTGTATGGCATATTGGTTCAAATTATTTACATGAGATTGCTAAAAATTGGTATCAATATTTGTTAGATAAAGGTGTTAAATTTGCTTGGAATACTGAAGTAAATACTATTAATTTTAATACTAATGAGATAGGAATAGGACATAATTATCTTAAATATGAGGAATTAATATTCGCAGTAGGTAAATCAGGTATTGATTTTGCTCAATCACTATCAGACAACTATAAATTACCAACAGAAGCTAAAGCAGTACAAATTGGTGTTCGATTTGAAGCACCACAGAAATATTTTCAAAAATTAATTGATGTAAGCTATGACTTTAAACTCTATCAAAAATTCGATAACGTATCCCTTCGTAGCTTTTGTACTAATAATAATGCTGCTTATGTGGCGGTTGAAGAGACGTATGGTGATGTTACGTACAACGGCCATGCTAAAAAGGGTGAACAATTCCGAAATAATATGACTAACTTTGGTATATTAATGGAAATTAAAGGTATCGAAGATCCATTTAAATGGAGTAGAGATGTAGTTGATAAATGTAATGTTAACTCTACTATATATAATATCCATGCAGGTCTTTATTATTCTCCAAACTTAACAAGACGACCTTCACACACATCTGAAGGAAATGTAGTATCATGTTTTCCTATAGATAGTTTAGATATATTTAAAGAAGCAATGGGTGAATATGCTACTTATATTTTAAACTTTATTGATGATATGAATAAAGTATTTGAATTTGGTGATGATTGGGGAATGTATATTCCTGAAGTAAAGTATCTATCACCTGAACCATTAGTTAACTATCATAATTTATCCTTAACAGAATATTCTAATGTGTATTTCGTAGGTGATGCTTTATCTGCTCGTGGTATTACAGTATCAGGTGCACATGGTATTTATGTTGCTGAAAAATTAATTCAACGCAGTCATCTTGAAGAATTAACTCAATAATATTTGGAATATTAAAAATAAGGTCGTATCTTTAAAATAAAAAGGTTATGGAAGAACGTCGCGGTCGCCCAAAAGAAATTATTCAACAACCACAAGAAACTAAATTTAGTCGTGTGTATGAAGATGAATATACTATTGAAACATGGAAATTTGATTTAAACAAATTTAGTCGTGGACCAATAGAGGTAGATATTAAGTATAAAGCAGGTGCTGAAAAGGCACTTAAATTAAAAGCTAAAGAAGCAAAGCAAATTAGAAAAAACGAATTAGCAATGAATAGAATAAATAGAAAAAATAGTAAATAATGTCAGTAGTTAAAAAAATAAAAACACCAGATGGAACTATTATGCATACTTTAGATGGTAAACTTCATAATTATGATGGTCCTGCAATGATATATCCAAAGGGTAGTGGTAAAAAAGATGAATATTATATTTTTGGTTTTAAAAAAAATAAAGATCAATTTTTAGAATATAAAAAAGACCAAAAGGGTTTACCACCAGCAAAAAATCCACTATTTAAAACTCGTTTATAATATGAAAATAGGTTTAGCAGGAACAATGAGTGTAGGTAAAACTACATTAGTTAAAGCATTATCGGAATTACCACAATTTAAAGATTATTTTGTTGCTACTGAACGTAGTAAATATTTACGTGACTTAGGTATTCCATTGAATACTGATTCAACATTAAATGGTCAGTTTGTATTCTTAGCTGAACGTGCTAGTGAGTTGTTACATGAAAACGTTTTAACGGATAGAACAATTTGGGACGTATGTGCATTTACTTTAGGTGCTAAATCGATTAATGATTTTGATAAGCGTACGTTCGTTGAAGCATCTATGATGTTACGCAATCAATATGATTTAGTTATTTATGTATCTCCACGTGGAGTTGATGTTGAAAATAATGGTGTTCGTGAAACAGATCCACAATACCGACGTAAGATTAATGACGTTATTAAATTATCATTAGCTGAGTATCCACCAAATAAACTAATTGAAGTTGAAGGTAATACAGATGAACGTATTGCTACTATTTTGCAGAATTTGTAATATTTATCGTAAATAACTAACTAATGGCAGAATTTAACTATAGCGACTACGTTGCTAAAATGGCACAAAGAAAAGGACCAATGCATGAAATGGATACTGATCATAATGATGCAAATCAAATAACTAATTCATATTTAAATCAAGTTGAGTTATCTTCAGAAATTAATGAATCAGAAACAATATATGAGTTTGGTAGTGATGGTAGATGTTACAGAATCGATGACGAAGGTAATCGTGATGTAGTAAGTGATAGCTATTGCCAAAGATACGGTGGTCAAGGTGTACGTGAAGATGATACCATGGATGATAATGAAGATTCTTCAGTAGAAGAAGTAATTGACGATACTGATGTTGAAGTAACAGATGACGAGTTTGGTTCATCTGATTCTGATAAAGAACCTACAAAGAAAGATATTAAAGCAGCAGAAAAAGAATTTAATTTATCAATCCCACAAGCGGGTGATTCAGGTACTGCTGATTCTGCTTTAGAAAAAGCTAAACAAATTATTAAAATTAAAGTTGGTAAACTTTTAGCTCAACCTAAAGGACAAAGATCAAAATCACCAGATCTTATAGTATTAAGACAATTTATTCAAAAACCAGAAATCAAAAAAGCATTTAAAGTTCGTGGTTTAGATGTAATGGATTTTGTAAAAGATGTAATAGCATAATTATGGCAGAAAAAATAAAATTAGCTTCATTAATTAAACCATTAAAAGAAGCTTCTGACAATCCAGAAGGTGATGCTTTAGTATTACGTTTTTTACAAAACATAGCAAAAAAGTATGACTATCCAGTATCACAAGCGGCTATGTTTGTTAAAGAAAGAATAAAAAAATTAGGATATTAATGAAAATGAGAAAATATATTATACCCATTGGTTTTTTACTTGCTTTACTTTTATCATTGTTATGGTTAATATTTGGTAAAGTATCAAATGTTGGATTATCAAGTGAATTTAAAGCAAAACAAGATAGTTTAGTTATTGCTGTTGATTCAATGCAATTAGTAATAGCTAAAAGAGATAAAGTAATTGATTCATTAAATCAAGTTGACATTATGTTAACTTATAAATTAGCACATCAAAAAGCTAAAGTAATTAAAATAAAAGAAGTAGTTGAAGTTGAAGTTGATAGAGTTAAAAATTTAAAAGGTGTAGAATTAGTATCTCACTTTAATCAACGCTACCCCGCGGATACAGTAAGTAACCTGTTACCTATTGCTCAACCAGTATTATCTTCTGTTTCTCAAGATTTAGCTAAATTTGATGGTTTAAAACAAGAAGTAGTATTAAAAGATAGTTCAATATCTACTTTGGAATCTAAAGTTACATTAAAGGATAGTGTTATTGTTGAGTTTCAATCTAAGGAAAATACTTTTAAAAATATGGTTTTCAATCAACAAACTCAAATCAAAGATTGGAAATTTCAATATAATACATTACAATTAGAAAATTCTAAATTAAAAACTAAGAATAAATTTACTAAAATCGGTGCTGGATTAATTACAGGCGGTTTAATTTATTTAATCTTAGCAAAATAGTTCTACCTTAGGAACAAGCCCCGCTATAGTCTCAGTATTATAGTTCTTTAGTCCAACCCCGTAAGGTTGGACTTTTTTAATTTCTCATGTATATTTATATATATAAAACCTGTTATGGCCGAACAAAATATAAAAGATGTAATTAAGCAAGAGTTCCTTAAGTGTGCTAGTGATCCTGTTTATTTCATGAAAAAATATTACTGGATTCAACATCCACAAAGAGGTAGAATTCAATTTGGGTTATATCCTTTTCAAGAAAAAGTATTACACTTATTTAAAACTAATTCCTACTGTATAACAAATAAATCTAGACAATTAGGTATTTCTACTTTAGTATCTGCTTATTCGTTGTGGTTAATGTTATTTAATAAAGATAAAAATGTACTTGTAATTGCTACTAAGCAGGAAACTGCTAAGAATATGGTTACTAAAGTACGTTTTGCTTATAATAATCTTCCTTCATGGTTGAAACTAAAAGCAACAGAAGATAATAAATTATCTCTTAGATTACAAAATGGTTCTCAAATTAAAGCAGTTGCAGCCTCTGGAGATGCAGGTCGTTCAGAAGCCGTATCTTTACTTATAATAGACGAAGCTGCTTTTATTGAAAATATTGAAGATATATTTGCTTCTGCCCAGCAAACCCTAGCTAC